AATTCTTTAACGATTAATTCCACACCCATGCCCTTAATTCGAGCGCCTGATAAAATTAACCCTGCCGTAAAATAAATTAAAACGTATTAAACTCATCCGAAAATGCCGAAAATGTATCCAACAGGCTTCACTTAACTAACAAATCTCAGTTAATAAGATTATATATATAATAAACCGGTCGCTGGCAAGCCTGTCTGGTTCTCTCCTTCTGGAGCAGACAAATACCGACGTTTGGCATTCCTCCAGCATTATTTTGAAAAGCCACCCCGTTACATTAGGTGGCTTTTCTTTTTGTATTGTAAGATTTCTTTTGCTAATTTTGTAGATTGACTATGAACAAGGACTTAAAATCATTACGCTCCCTTTATAAAAAAGCAAAGGAAGCTAAGACAGGTAGCGAAATACGTTGTCAATCCTGTTTGCCCAGGCACACAAAGAAGGAGTATAACACCACTTTTGATAGAAAACGATGAAAAGATAATTATTGAAATAATGTAACACCAACCAAGAGAAATAACACCACACGAATTTCTCCCGCCAATGATGCTTATATGCAAGAAAATAACATAGGCAAATACAGAGAAGAGGACACAGACTTTGATGATGACCAAAGTTGGGACGCACATAAAGATTCATTGGGACGCAATCATAAAGATTCATTTTAAATGGAGAAAAATAAAGAAAATAAAATGGTTTGGAAAATGAATTTTCCTCCCAAACATACCAAAGCAGTTCGCTGTATTGGAGAAAGAAATAATTTAAAGAACCGTAGAACTGAAATTTTAATTACAAACTATGAAAATGCACCTACTCTCTTTTCCTAACGGTTTTGAAAAAACCGAGTGCGTGGGCAAAAAATTAAAAAATATTGCACCTAACTACCGGCTAAGTCTGATTTTGTCAGACCTATACAACAAATATTAACCCAGCACCCGACATTGAGGGGTGAAAAAACGGAAAGAGATGAGAAACGCATCTAAAAAAACTATTAAAAGAGTAATGAGGAATGCTGAGTTTTATCAAAGCAAAGGATTCTATTATCATCCGTTTAGTCCTGAAGAATATTTCCTATTTAACCAAATTGGAGCACAAATATTCCGAATGAGCAAGGGTAGAATTTGCAACAGGGGATTAATTGGATTGGATAAATATAAGATAACCAAAGGAGGCTAACATGGCATGGGTAGCAGTTTTTATTTACCTATTGACAAACGCTGATTAATTACTTACCTTTGACGGCTATGGCAGACGTGCTTTACTTTGATAAAACTTTGATCAATGCCTAAGCCTGAGAACATTATCCCACCAGTAAAGGGGGAACGCAGGAATCCCAACGGTAGGCCGGTAGGGTCAAAGAACCGTAAAACACTATTAAAGAAGTGGTTAGAATTGTCTGCAAGTGTAGCCAAGCCGATTACAGGAGAATCAGTTGCCGGAACTGTTGAAGATGCTGTTTATCTGGCCCTGATTAAAAAAGGTCTTGAAGGTGATGTAAACGCTATCAAAGAGATCAGCGATACCATGTATGGGAAACTGACTGATAAGATGCATGGCACGCTTGAAGTTAACATACCTCCAATAAAATGGGCTGACACTAATGAACAGTCCTGAGATAAATAGCAAGTTTAAACCGCTTTACACCGCCAAAACTCGGTACTTTGTCCTTACGGGTGGCAGGGGATCATCTAAAAGCTATTCAGTATCAGATTTCATTGTCCGGCTTTTGTTAGAGGCCGGACACACTATTTTATTTACTCGCTACACCCTTACAAGTGCGCACATATCAATCATCCCTGAGTTTGTAGAAAAGATAAACCTGTTGGGGTTGGCTGAACTATTCCAGATCACGAAAACAGAAATAACCTGCACAAATGGAAGTAAAATAATATTTAGGGGTATTCAGACAAGTTCAGGCAACCAGACTGCAAACCTTAAGTCTATTCAGGGGGTAACTACATGGGTATTGGATGAGGCGGAGGAGTTAACAGACGAATCCGTATTTGATAAAATTGATGAATCTATCAGGGTTAAGGCATTACAGAACCGTGTTATCCTGATATTGAATCCTGTTACATCGGCACACTGGATTTATAAACGGTTCTTTGAGTTCGGTACAGATGGCAATACAACCTACATTCATACAACCTACTTAGATAATATTAAACACCTTTCAGAATCGTTTATACAAAAGGCCGAGGAACTGAAGCTGAAAAACGAACTAAAATACAACCACAGGTTTATGGGTCAATGGCTTGACCAGGCTGACGGTGTAGTGTTTAGTAATTGGATGGAAGGTGAACCGCAACCGGATCAGGATGGTATTGAAATATTCGGACAGGATTATGGATTTAGTAATGACCCGACCACATTAATTAAATGCTTGATTGATACAAAGAAGAAAGTTATATATTTGCAGGAAATGTTTTATCAGGCCGGATTGTCAACTGAACAGATTGCCATATTAAACAAAACCTATGCGCCAGGTCATCTGATTATAGGTGATTCGGCTGAACCACGTTTGATCGATGAGTTACGGCAACGTGGTATTAACATCCGTCCGGCTGAAAAGGGACAGGGTTCAGTAAGTGCAGGTTTGTTAGGTATGCAGGATTATCAGTTGATAGTACACCCGGATAGTCACAACCTGAAAAAAGAACTTCGCAATTATGTTTGGCTTGATTCAACTGCTAAACTTGTGATTGATGACTACAACCATTTGATTGATGCAGCCCGCTACGCCTTTCAGCACGCCACAAAACGAAAGATCGAAAACTTTGTATTATGAGCCTATTAACATCAATATTCGGGAAAAAGGCGGAAAAGGTTTATAAGAACCTTGAAAACCTGCTCAATAAGATACTTTACCAATGGACGGGTGATATTGCCTATACGCTGCCGGATAACATGGAATCGTACATCAATGACGGGTATAAGGGTAATATTCACGTTTATTCGGTCATTACAGCCATTACTCAAAGATGTACAGGCATACCGTTTACTCACAAGCTGAATAAAGCCGATGTAGTTAACTCTGAGATGCTGAAGCTATTACAGAACCCAAACCCATTGCAAGGTGAAGATGAATTTAAAGAGGCTTGTTTTGGATGGTTATTAATGACCGGGAACACTTACATATATCAGATTTCGCCAGATGACGGGTTAAACAAAGGCAAACCCGTTGAATTGTGGCTTTTACCATCGCACCTTACTGAGATCATCGGCGGCGGTATGCAGAAGCCTATCGCAGGGTATCGGGTTAATTTAGGTGCCGGGATGTCATACATTATCCAGCCTGAAAAGGTTATCCACATGAAGTATTTTAACCCTACGACAGATCAATCAGGGTCGCAGTTGTACGGGATGTCACCGTTAACAGCCGGATTGTTGACAATTCAGGCCAGCAACTCAGGTTACAAGGCATTGAACAAAGCATATCAGAACGGGGCCCCGGCAGGTATATTAACCGGAACGAAAGACACTGATTTAGAGTACACCCCTGAACAGATTGAAGCCTTACAGACCCGCTTCGCTAAGAAATACGGCAATGCTGACAACTACATGAAACCGTTATTCATGCGCAACCCGATGCAATGGATTAAGATGGGTTATTCTGTTGTTGACATGAACATTATCGAGCTAATGAAGTACACATTGCAGGACGTTTGCAATATGTATCACGTTCCGATTTCGCTGTTCAACTCTGAAGCCACTACACTTGACAATGTTAAGGAGGGGCGCAAATCAATTTACACCGATGCGGTTATCCCGTTATTCGACAGGCTATGTTCTAAACTGAATCCGGGATTTCCGGGTAAGTTCGTGACTGGCAGTAAAATTGATTTCGATATTAGCGTTATACCTGAACTAACACAGGACAAGGGTGTACAGGCGCAATCACTTAGCACCGCATGGTGGTTAACTCCTAATGAGCGAAGGGGGCAGATGGGATTAGAGCCACACCCAGACCCAATGATGGATGAAATATTTGTACCTGTCGGAATGATACAGGGCGGTGAAGGTGCGCCAATGGACCCGAATGATATGAGCTTATGAAACCAGCACTAATCATAATCAAACGCCGTAAGTATGAACGGGCAGCAATCGCAGAATTTAAGCGGGTGCTAAACGGTTATCTGGCTGATTATATGGTTCGGGTTGACAATGCTCAGTCCTTTGCTGAACTGATTACAGAGGCTGATAAAGGAGTAAAGTCCGAACCGATTAACGAGGCGATGCAGAAACTTTACAGCCGTGTCGGGACTGACTTCGCCAAGTCAACCATCAAAGACTTGCAGAAGCGGTATGCAAAGAAATCACAGCGTATAGAAACAGACTTCTGGGCTGAATATTTCAAACAATACGCCCGCACTAAACTTGGTGATAAGATCGTTTGGATTACCAACACCACAGAACAGGTATTTAAAGAAACGGTCCGGCAGGTAGTTGAACAGGCAGGTGAACAGGGATGGTCAGTTTACAACACGGCAAAGCAGATACAGAAGGAAATCGGATTTAAGAATGCTTACCGTGCTGAACGGATTGCACGTACTGAGATAGTCGCTGCATCGAATTTAGGCAGCAATGACGGGGCGAAAAATGCCGGGATAGAATTGCGTAAGGAATGGGTGCCTATCGTCGATGAGAATACACGGGAAAGCCATATAGCTATGTCAGGACACCCGCTTGTTGGACTTGATGAACCGTTCGATGTTGGCGGTGAACTGTTGCAGTACCCCGGAGATCAGGCCGGATCAGCCGAAAACATTATAAATTGTCGATGCGGTATTAACCATATTCCGGCATTGAGTTACGATGATATTAT